CGGCGCTCAAAGCATCAAGAATCAACTGATCTTGACGGCGGCCAATAGCGTTACCCAAAACTTGAACAAGCTCTTGACGCTCATCAAAGTTAACTTTAGCTTGGCTGAAAATGTCGCTGTACTCAGCGGCGTTCCAGTCAGACAAAGTGCAAGTAACGTTAGAGAAACCAACGTTTAATGGGGTTACATCGGCTTGGCTGATACGGGGAGTAGCAACGCCACGGCCAACTTTAGGGAAACGAACGGTAGAACCTTCAACTCCACGACGCTGACGTACAGCACCAACCAGCATTGCCTTGCCCTGGTAGGCCTGTTTTACCTCAGCATCAAATAGAGTTACAAAGGCATTAGATAACGAAATGCTCATGTGAGACTCCTATAAAAAGGTAAAAAATAAAGGTTTTTTGCTTCGGTTAGCCTGATACTCAGGGCCGTCTGCTTGCTAGTTACGCTAGCCACTCGTCAGACTTATCTGCATTAAGGGCCAATAAATTGGTATGCCTTATCCGTTTTCTAACAGAACTGTGGAAAAAAAACAACATCTAGTTAAATATTTTTATTCGCCTACTAAATCTAGTTAAAAAAAGACCCGCACTAGGCGGGTCAAAAACTCCCTTGAGGATAAATCTATTGGCCAAATGTGGCGTTAAACATCCGCTCTACTTTCTGGCGATATGCTGGGTCAGACTTGTACTTAGGATCGGCAACCATCTGATACAGCTCTTCCTTGGATGGCTGGCCTTCAACTGGCACAGACTGGGTAGGAATCCGTGAACCCTCATAGGACTCACGCAACTTCATTAGAGCTTTTAAGCCTTTGGCTGTACCGCCCATGTACTTAAACTCTTCAAAGTCATCTTTACCCCAGATTCCCTTGTTGACTAATCCACGCGCCCAGTCAGTCATGCCTTTAATTAGCACATCTGCATTAGGGCCAAGCGCGGCCTTTTCTTGGGCTAGCGTTGCTTGGGTTTGTTGTATTTCTCCAACACCCATCTTAACGACTTCGCCAACCAGAGTGTCTAGTGCGGCCTGAGATACGCCATACTCTTTAGCCCAATTCATAACATGGCTTTTAACTGGGTCTGAGTCTGGGATATCACCGAACGCAGATAGATCATACTTACCGTCTGCTGGGGCTTTATGCTTGCCTTGGCTAATCTGCTTACGCAAATCCATCCAAGATTTCGCTATGCCCTCTAGGTCTGGGGCTGAGTCATCTTTTTTCCAGAAGTTCTCAGGCCACCAATCTGGTCTTTCTAAAGGCTCATCATCCTCTTTGGGTTCCAAGTGGCTAATTGCTGTAGCCTCTGGGTTTTGTTGCTCTGCGGCATTATTGTCATCAACTGTTGCTGAATCCAATAGGCCGCTCTCGGCTTGCGCCTCTGCGGGTTGGTTCGCTACATCTTCCATTTTTAAAGGTTCCTTGCTTTGGTTATCCGTGCTTCAAGGTCTCTAACGATGCTGTTCTGACCTTCACGGTAGTAAGCAAAGCTAGAGTCGCTACCAGGCACGGCTACTGGTTGCTCTAGTACGGATGCCCTTAGCCATCCCATGAGCTTTACGCCATCCTCAGTTCCCAATACTCTGAGGCATAGCTTATTCAAATCCTCTACTGCTTGCTGAGAATCCCTAATGTCTAGGGATATCTCGTTTAAACCTTCCCATCCGTCTGTTATTGCTTGATCTAGTTTCTTTTTCATGTAAGTTGTTTTACAGCCTCAACAGCCATCTCAGGATTCTCCTGAGCTACTTGCTGAGCTTGCTGTGCGGCTTGTTGTAAATTAAAGGCACGTTCATCTGGCGATACACGTAAACGCGATGGCACACCGAGTTTATCACCAATGTAATCAACAATATCACCATATCTAGGTGTTGCTTGGCCCTCTGGCCCCATTTGGCTAGCGAGCTGTACAAACTGCATGGTATTGGCTACTTCATCCATATTCTGAGCCATAGCCAATGGCGATACTGGAGAAACCTTAACTTCGAGACCATTGACCCGTAATGGCAAGTCAATTAGTCCACGCTCATCCATTACTTGCAAAGTCTTGCTAACGATTGGAATCATCGTCTCGTTAATCAAACGGCCAAAGGCTGAGCCTAGATTCTGGCTTAGCTCTTTCATGCGCTCTACAACCTCGGTTGCAGAACGAGCCGACATATTATCGGGTGGCAACGATTCATCGAGCAAAATACGCTTAATGTTCTGCACTAGATCATTAATGATAATTTGCGATACGTTGAAATCCCCAGCGCGAGGTAAAGGTTTCAAACTCTCGCCTTGTGGGCCACCATTGCGCGCTACTGGTATGATCGCGCCAGGGATAATTTTAACGGTAGCTGGATTTAGCACTCCATCATCTGCCGCCGTATATACACCAGAGATAGCCAAGCTAGCATTTTTAAGGACTAACTCTTTTACCTTGTTTAATGTCTTAATGTCTGGGAGAGCTGTAATCAATGGGCCACGGCCATAAATCTCGCCAGCAACCTTCATGTAACGGCTTACAATCCACGGACTATTCTTGAGTCTGCGATAAACAATCTCTTGCTTAGTGTCTTTAGCAATAACGTGATAGCAGTAATCGCCGCGCTTAGGATCGAATACAGTAGCCTCGATTAGCTCAAAGTCCTCAGTCGGCTTGTTATCAATCTTGGTCTGTAAATCGCTAGGAATCTCAGCGTCTTTCCATTGTTGGATAATTGCTTCACCCTTAATACGCATACGGCGATACACATTATCCACCTGACCATTCGCGCCCTCTTCAAATGCAACTAAGAATTGCGGTACAGGGATGTAGTTGATTGGTGAAATATCATCGCCAGGCTGAACCATCATAACTGCTGTGCCAACAGATAGATCAAGCAAGAACTCACCAATCGCAATATCAAAGTTGGATTGCTTGAGAGTTGCAAATAACTTCTCGGTATAAATGTCTAATGCCGCATTAGCCTCAGCCTTGCGGTCATCTGGAATATCAGGGCCAGCCTCTAGGCGGCACCACTTACGCTGTGGTGGGAAAATGCCAGACTGTAATCGGTTGGCAAAGCGCTGTGTAGAGTTAATAGCAGTAGCATCAAATACGCGGTTCATCTTTTTAGCGCCGCCAACCTTACCATCATAATAACCGTCATAGAGGTTTCTTTGTGGCAAAGCAAATTCATAGACCTCATCGTATAGGTCTCTAAAGTCTTCTTTCTTACGCAACGCTATATCGTGGCGCTTTAAAATCTCTTCTGGTTTCAAACGCATCATTTCAGCCATATCAGTCTTTCTTATGTCTATTTGCAAAGTTGCGAGCCGCCTCTTTACTACCAAATCCCCACGCCTTGAGCGCCAACTTCAAACGGGTTGGTCTGCCCTTCTCATCTACTAATGGCCCAGCCATACCACCAAATCGAGCGGCAAATGAAACGCGTCTAGGGTTGGTGCCAGACTTTAAGGGTGCCTGTAGGTTTCCACCTTCTTTGCGCTCAAAGTATTTGCGACCAGCTTCGGTCAGGCCGCCTTTAGGATTCTTATGTTCTTTCTTCATTCGTACCACTCAATACGTAATTCAGCCATTTGCGCTTGACCATTTACATTAGTCAAACGAAACAGATATGTTGTAAGCGGTTTAAAGACATATTCGTATGTATAGTCTCCACCGCCAGCACCAGTACCACCTTGGCCACTAGAAATAAACTCAGCATAAATCTCTGTGCCAGTTGATGTAACCGTTGGAGCCAATACTGCCGCGCCCGTGCTTGTGCTTGTAATCGAACGATTACGCCTATGAATAGTCAATGGCGTGCCACCGCTTGTAGATGGTGATTCATAAATGTAAAACTCAGCCTCGCCACCGCATTGATAAGCTACAACTGCGTGAGGCAAAATACCAGCTGGCCAAGCAACAGCAATATCAATGCTTGCTGAGGTTGCTAATTTGCTAGCGTTTGGATTTAGCTTATACACATAATACGCACGACCCTCATGTAAACGCAGATGGTTTACATCAATAATTGGGAATGGCCTATCCGAACTAGCTAGATATTGATTGTTATCTTTATCAACATAGCTTGGAGAAACGTGGCGAGATTTGGTTGTAAGCGACTCGCGCTCAACAAGGATGGCCATTATTTCTTCTTAGGCTTCATTGCTGTTTTAGCGGCTTTGCGAAATGCGTCATCCGTAGGCGCACCAGGTGAGCCAGGCTTACGCATCTTTTCTTTAGAGCCAGCTTCAATGCGCTTACGCTTAGCGTGGATATTTGCGTATAAACCAGCTTTCATTAATATCCCCCAGCCTTACGGCCCTCAGACATAGCGATTGCTTTTGCCTGAGCTGGTGATTTAACTTTAGCGCCTGAGCCAGACTTGAGTTTCCCTTTAGAATGCTCGAGCATAACTTTGGCTACTTTG